GCCATGACAAAACGTAAAGACTATGCCGGTAATAAATATGGCCGACTCACAGCAAAAGAGTTTTCTCATTCAGAGAATGGCACGACATTCTGGGTATTCGTTTGTGAGTGTGGAACAGAGGTTACGCGTAGAGTTAATAATGTAACCTCTGGAAATACAACAAGTTGTGGCTGCTATAAGACAGAAGTTATGTCTGAATACGATAGAACAACCCACGGCCTTTACTACACACCGTTTTGGCATTGTTTTCATGGGGCTAGACACCGTTGTGAGAATACCAATGACACCGACTACAAAGACTATGGTGGTCGTGGAATTAAGTTTTGTTGGGAATCCTTAGAAGAATTTGCTGGAGATTTGCAGGACACGTATTTTACAGGCGCAACATTAGAGCGTATTGATGTAGATGGGAACTACTGCAAAGAAAACTGTAAATGGGAAACACGAAAGAAACAGGCAAGGAATAGGAGGAAAACAAAGTCCAACACATCTGGAGTTACAGGTGTTGGCTTTAATGCAGAAGATAATAGGTGGTTTGCTCACTGGAGGTCATTAGACGGTAAGCACGAATCAAAATCATTTTCTGCTAGGAAGTACGGTAATAACGTTGCCTTTGAACTTGCATGCGCTGCAAGAACACACGCAATTGAGAAACTTAATTCCGATGGTGCGGGATATTCTGAAAAACATGGTTTATAACAAAAGGAAATGATATGAGCATACCTTCCGGGGTCAATAAAAGCTGCATCTATAGTAAAGAAACTGTTTGGGGTACAGCCCCTCTTGCCAATTCAGGTAAGTACATTCGTCGTACAACTCTTGATCTTAATCTTACACGAGATAGTTTTCAGAGTGCTGAAATTAGCTCTACTGCGCAGACCTCTGATATGCGACTTGGTAGTGACAAAGTAGACGGCACACTAAATGGTGAATTGTCTCCTGGCAGCTATAGCGACTTCTTCGCGTCGCTTCTTCGCGGAACGTGGGCATCAGTTGTCACAGCTACAGCACTAACTATTGCGTCGGCAGCAACTGGCAATAAGTTGATTCGTAGCGCAGGTAGCTGGATTACCCTTGGCTTCAAAGTTGGTGACTTAGTTAATGTTAGTGGCTTTACAACTACTGCTGTTGGTAATAACAAATCTGCTCTCATTACAGTGCTTACTGCTACAGATATGTCGCTTGACATTAATAGTGTTACCCTTGTTACTAAAGCAGAGGGGGATAGTGTTACAGTAGCAGTTGCAGGTAAGAAGTTGATTGTTCCGCTTACCCCTTCGGGGCGTACTGACGAATCATACACTATTGAACAGTTCTATGACAACATTGGTGTTAGCCGCCTTGCTACTGGTGTGAAGATTAGCACTGCTGCTGTCAAGGTTGCACCTAATGCAATGACCACAGTCGATTTTGGACTTACTGGTAAGAATGTTGAATCCACCAGTTCTGCGTATTTTACCACGCCTACTGCTGCTTCAACTACCTCTATCTTCTCTGGTAATTCTGGTTTGCTGCTGGTTGATGGTGTTCCACAGGCAGTTGTTACAGGTCTTAATTTTACCATTACAGGTAATACAGAGGCTGGTGTTGTTATTGGTAACCGTAATCCAGCAGCGATCTTCCTCGGTCGTGTTGGGGCAACTGGTGAATTTACTGCATACTTTACAGACGATACTATCTTTACTAAGTTCAAGAATGAACAAGGTATCTCGCTTGTGTATAAGTTTGTTGGGGATACCAACGAGACAATGGTTATTAAGTTCCCACGAATCAAGCTCAGTGGATCGTCTGTTGACGATAAGGAAGTTGGTGGTTGTATTCAGACTATCCCATTCACTGCGTTGCTGAACAATGGCGTTGATACCACTATTGAACAAAGCACTGTCGTTATTATTGATTCTGTAGCATAACATTATAGCGGGGCATTGCCCCGCTATTTCTTTCTTAACATAAGGAGTAAACATGGACTTTAAAAAGAATTTTGATACCATTTCTGCCGCTGAAAAAGGAATGGACTATGTTGTAAAAGATTTCGATGAAATTGAGACAGATGTTGTAGTTTCAATTATCGGGGTTGGTAGTCGCGTGTTTAAGCAGGCCAAGTCAAAGATTGATAACCAAGAGTCCATTTATGCTCGCAAGGGCAAGAAAATGGATGATGATGTTAGTAATGAATTGTGGGTAGAACTTTTGGCTAAATGTACTAAGGGATGGATCAATGTTGAAGAGGGCGGAAAGCCGGTGGAATTCTCTTATGACAACGCTATTCATATGTACACTGCGTATCCATTTCTTCGTAATCAGATTCTTGCAGCGATTCACGACGTAAAGGCAATGCTTGAGGGAAACTCCTAGAGCTACGCCACTATGCTGAAGAGACATTCAAGATTCATAAAGCAGATAAGAGTGGCGTAGCCCCAATAGTAACCTTTAATAAAGTTAAAGAGATAACCAATATTACACCTCCCGAATTACAAGAATACCTTGACTTAGAAATGCCTGTTGAGTTTCATTCTTATTGGGAGGACTTCTTGCAACTTACCAGCAAGAGGCATTGTTCTGAGTCTGGATTCTCTCCTATAACATTTGTTGATATAGCTGCTTGGTGTAGAGTTGTTAATGTAGAGGTTAGCCAGCTGTGGTTAGATGTTATAGACGCCTTAGATCAAGTATGGCTTAGAGTGCAATCACAAAAATAAACAAGAATCTTGGAGATGCCTAAAGGCTTCCTTCGTAAAGGACTAAAATGGACGTAAAGAAACTTAGTGTAGTTGTAGAGCAGACTGGTATTGCTCCTACAGCCAAGAATCTTGAAAGCCTTGCAAAAGCCTCCGATAACGCCGCCCCGGCTGTCGAGAGGCTTTCTTCTTCGCTAAAAGGGTTCAAATCAGTTAATATTGACTCTTTTGCTACGCAACTACAGCAATTAGCCACAGCAATTAAAGATATCAAGACAAGCACTTCAGGCATGGCAGATATTGCTAAAAACATTGGTGGTTTATCTGTTAACCTAACTAATATTGCAAATGCTACTGATCGATTATCTGCAAAGACTAGCGATGTGTCTGCATATGTAGCACAGATTAAAGCATTACGAGTTGAACTAGAGGGAATGAAGGGTCTTAGTGTAAATATTGGTAAGGTAACAACTTCAGGCTCTAGTTCTAGTAAAGCCTCCTCTGTTGTCTCTTCAGCTAATACTGAAGCAACAGACTCTTTGACTAAGGCACAACAGCGCTTGGCAACGCAGATTGAGCGAACTGCCATGATGGTTGGCAAGCAAAAGAGCGAGTATCTTGCTCTACGTGCTGCCCAAGAGGGCATTACAGATATCACAGCAAAACATATTACAACTATTGCATCTGCTGAAAAGACTACTGGTAAATATGTAATGTCAACAAGGGAACTAAATGCGGCAATGCGCATGGTTCCTGCACAGTTTACAGATATTGCAACACAGTTGGCGGGTGGACAGAGTCCTATGCTTATTATGTTGCAACAAGGTGGACAGTTGAAGGACATGTTTCATGGGCTAGGGCCAATGCTGAAGAATGTTGGCGGGATGGTGCTTAATTTTATAGTTAGTCCATTTACTCTTGCCATAGGAGCAATTGCAGGAGTCGTATACGCACTTTATACAAGTCAGTCTGAACTGTCTGCATTTAATAAAGTAATGACTACTACTAATGGAATCTCTGGTATGTCTACAGAGAATTTCTATAAGATGAGAGATTCAATTTCATCAGTTGCAGGAACGCAAGGAAAGGCATCCGATGCATTGCTTGCAATTGCTGGAAGCAGTAAGTTAGCAGGACTTAATGTGGAATCCATTGGCATAGCTGCCGTTAAGATGGAGGCATTAACGGGCCAGTCGGTTGAGGATACAGTAAAGCAGTTTGAGTCTCTTGGAGAAAAGCCATCAGAGGCAATATTAAAATTAAATGATAAGTATCATTTCTTAACAGCATCTACTTACGACAATATTACAGCCTTGGAAAAACAGGGCAATATGTTTGGGGCTACAAAAGCAGCGGCGCAAGCCTTTCAAGACGCTATTGATAAAATGACTACAGAATCAATTGCTAAGGCAGGCTATATTGAGCGCAGTTGGTACGCCATCAAGAAGGCAATCGTTGGTGCAAAGGATGCAGCCCTTTCTTGGGGATCAGACGATCCCAATAAGCCTATTGCAGCACTAGATAGAACTATTGCTAATATTCAGAAAAATATTAGTGAGATGAAAAGAACAGGTTCTGTAGAGTTATTTGGAGTTGGATTGAATGAAAGTGAATCTCAATTAGCCTCTCTTATGAAACAACGAGAGCAGTTGAGAATTAACCTGTCAACCCAAACGTCTATGGTTAAGGCGCAGTCTGATGAAGTAAAAGAAGCCGAGAGAGCTAATAAATCACGCTCAGAGTTTGGCAAGATTACAGAATCAAACATGTCCAAAGAGGCAAAGAAGCTAAAAGAAATAAATGATCTTAAGAAGTCATATGAAGGACTTGGTAATAAAACCTCTCAAGACAAAACAGACTATCAAGCAAATTTAGAAGCTATCAACGAAAAGTATAAAGACAAGTCTACCTCTGGAGCTAAGAATGACATGGCCCAGATTTATTCTGCTCGTATAGCTGAAGCCAAAGATTATTCAGAAACACAAATTAAGATTGTTAAGGATAGGCTCACAGAGCAGAAAATTACAGAAGAAACAGCAGCTAGTGATATTCTTATTCTTCAAACACAGTCCTCTGATAAGCGTGTAAAACTTCTTGAGGAGCAATACAGCAAGACTAAGGATATTGGAGACAAGGCAAAAATTAACGAAGGTATTAAGGCTGCTCTTAATGAGTCAGAAAAAGCATGGGCAGATTATACAGCAGCTTTAGCTAAAATGTCTAAAGAGTATCAATCATACCAGAACAGTGTTGTTGGCAATGCATCAAAAGTTGCAGATAAGCTTGAAGAAGAAAATGATGCTATTCGCCTACAGATTGATAATCTGGGAGTTAGTGAAGCACAGCAAGGTAGGAATGAGGCCCAGAAGCTCAGGGTGGCCGCTGCTGCTGATTACGCTGCTGCGGCAATACTACGAGAGGCGTATGCCATTAGAGAGGCTACAGGGGCCTCTATGGAGGCTATTAGCCACTATCCTGCCCTTGCAGATGCTATAGAAAAAACTGGTGATAAGATCACAGCACAGGCTGACCTTCGTTTAGAAAAAGGAATGAAGGAAAACCAAGCAGAGATAGAAAAGGGCTGGAAGAAGACAAACGAAAAGATTTCTGACAATATCACGGATGCTTTAATGAAGGGGTTTGAAAAAGGAAAGACGCTTGCTCAGAATTTCCGTGATACCCTTACAAATATGTTTAAAACGCTTGTGTTGCGACCAACTGTTCAAGCAATTGTTACAGGAGGTATGGGGCTAGTTGGTATGTCTACTGCACAAGCAGCAGGATCAACGGCGTCTACTGTTGGTGGTATTGGTAATATTGCTTCTATGGGGAATAGTGCTTGGGGAGCTTATACAGGTGGAATCGGATCGGCATATGGAGCTTTTGCTAACTCAAGTGTTGGGGCAGGATTAGGGCTGTCTACTGCACAAGCAGCAGGGTATATGGCCCCTGTGTACGGCGAAGGTGGGGCATTGCTGTCAGCAGGCACAGGGACTGCTGCTGGTGGATTGACAGGGGCTGGTGCAACGATTGGGGCAGCCCTCCCTTATGTTGGAGCAGCCTTAGCTGCTGTAACTCTTATTACTAGCCTAATGAAAAAAGGCGGAGGCCCGAAGACAGAAGGTGATGCCTACGCAACACTATCAAATAGTGGAATCTCATCATTGTCTACACAAGATGCAAAAGGTAATAACTACATCACAGGAACAGGTAGCAATAATATTGTAGAGAGCCTTGTAACTCCGATTGGTAAATCTGTAGCAAGTTTAGTTACTAGTCTTGGTGGAAATGCTGCCGGTATTGGCCTGAACTTGGGTTTTAGTACTGATCCTAAAGGTACAGCTAAAGACAATATCCAATCTGGTGTTATGGATGCTCAAGGTAATTATGTTTACCGTAATGGTAGAAATGCCGAGAGGGGCACATATGATACAGAGTTGCAACTAGAAACACAAAGAATGTTAGTGGCTGCAGTTAAAGCTTCTGATGTTTCTCAAGTGTATAAAGATGTAGCAAATAGTGTTGATTTATACACTGCCAGTGCTGAAGAATTGCAAACTGTGCTGTCTAATCTAACAGCGATCACCACATTAAGAACAGCCTTTGATACACTTGGTTTTGGTGCAGATAAGCTTTCTACATCATTAATCACTGCCGCTGGTGGTGCTGAAACTCTTAATACCAATCTTAACAGCTACTATGATAATTATTATTCTACTGCTGAGAAGAATGCAAACATAACGAAGCAGGTAACTAAGGCTCTTAATGATGTTGGTGTTGCAATGCCTGCTAGTAAAGCAGCATTCCGAAGTGTCGTAGAAGGATTGGATTTAACAACTTCATCTGGGCAGGCTGCTTTT